AGCTCATAGCCCACTTGTTAAACCAGCACATGCTAAAATTATAAAGGACATGTTTGCTGATGAATATGCAGAAGCACAAGAACTAGTCGCATGGGACGATCCTGATTTAAAAGAAGCATACAGCCATTTTGATATCAAAATGCGTAAAGGTTTCCTAGCATTTTTTGAAAAAATAAATTCAGCATGTGATACACTAATAGAAACAGGTAAAGCACAACGCAAACCCAGAAAGCCAAAAGCCATAAGCAGAGAAAAATTAGTATCCAAATTAAAATACAAAATCAACGACAGTGATTTAGGCATAGGCAGTATAAATCCTGTGGAAATTATAGATGCCAGTGAAGTTTGGGTATTTAATACTAAGAATAGAAAACTGGGCGTATATAAAAAAGCAACTACATCTTTAGGCTTAACAGTAAAAGGCACCAGCATAAAGGATTTCAGTGATACAGTAAGTTGGCAAAAAACACTTAGAAAACCTGCAGAACAATTAAAAGCATTTAAGGGCAATGCAAAAACAAAATTTCAATCAGAGTTCGATAATATTAAGGCTACAGAAGTAAAACTTAACGGTAGAATGAATGAGCATATACTAATTCTAAAGGCTTTTTAAAACAAATTTAGATAAATAGTAGTATGCCACAAGATCAAATAGGATATAAAAGCAGAGAAGACCTTATCAAAGAGTTGCAATTACGTCTGGCTGACGGAATAGTTGATGTTGAATTAGACAGAGAACACTATGATGTTGCTATAGATAAAGCAATAGCAATATATCGTCAGTTAAGTTCAGGTAGTGTAGAAGAAAGTATTATATTCTTTACCACGCAAGATGGTGTAACAGAATACACTTTACCTGACGAAGTAATGGAAGTACGCAGACTATATAGAAGAGGTATCGGCACAAACAGTGGTGGTGGTACAAACTTTGATCCTTTTGATGTTGCATTTAACAATATGTATATGCTACAAGCAGGACAGATAGGTGGACTTGCAGTATTTGATGCATTTGCACAATATAAAGAAACTATCGGTCGTGTGTTTGGTAGTGAATATAATTTCCTTTGGAACAGAAATACTAAGAAATTAAAAATTTTAAGAAACGTCAGACACGAAGAAGAAGTTGCAGTGGGTGTATATAATTTTATACCTGAAAGTATTTTATTAAAAGATGTTTATGCAGGAAATTGGTTAGGTACTTATGCTCTAGCACAAAGTAAAATGATGTTAGGTGAAGCAAGAAGTAAATATACCAGTGGACTTCCTGGTGCAGGTGGTGCCATTCAGTTAAATGGCCAAGATTTGAAAAACGAAGCAGTAACTATGATAGATAGTCTTAAAGAAAGTATTCACAATATGGAAGAAGGAAATCAACCACTTGGTTTTGTAATTGGCTAAATGATAATTGGAATTTGCGGATTTATAGGTTCAGGAAAAGACACAGTAGCAAAAGAGTTTGTTAAACTTGGCTGTGTGCAAGATTCATTTGCGGCTCCCTTAAAAGATATGACAGCAACCATTTTTGGTTGGAATAGAGAATTACTTGAAGGCGACACAGTGGAAAGCAGAGACTTTCGTGAAACACCTGATATGTTTTGGACTAAAAAATTAGGTGTACCCAACTTTACTCCAAGATTAGCATTACAACTTTTAGGCACAGATATAATGAGAGAACATTTCAGTGAAGATATCTGGCTTGACAGTTTGGAATATAGACTTCGTTGTAAAAATAATAATGCTACATGTGTTGTTGTAAGCGATGCACGTTTTAGAAATGAATTACATCTTATAAATGAAATGGGCGGAAAAGTAATTTGGGTTCAACGTGGAGAGCTTCCTGAATGGTTTAATGTTGCTAAAGAAGCCTATCATAATGCTGTAAACAGAAAAATCATGGAAACCAGATATGCTGATGTACATGAAAGTGAATGGAATTGGGCTGGTTATCCTGCAGATTACATAATTAAAAATGACGGCTCTATAGAAGAATTACAGATTAAAATAAAAGAAATACAATCTAAATTATTTGTAAATCCACTTAAATTAGTTTAATACCATATAATACCGCATAATTTCTAAAATACTGAAAAATCCCTAATATTGATAAATAAGTGCATACGAGTAACGTATCTAATATATTAGGAGAACAATATGGCAACATTAGTTAGCCCTGGCGTTAGTATAAGTGTAACAGACGAAAGTTTTTATGCTCCGGCTGGTACAGGTACAGTACCGTTGATTGTTATCGCTACAGCACAGGACAAAAGCAGTCCTGATGGTAGTGGCACAGCGGCGTACACATCATCAGCAAACGCAGGGAAATTATTTAGAATTTCAAGCCAAAGAGAACTTCTTCAAAACTATGGTAACCCATCATTCAGATCAAGTGGTGGAACACAACTACACGGTGACGAAAGAAACGAATACGGTTTATTAGCCGCTTACAGTTTCTTAGGCGTAGCCAATAGTGCATACGTTTTGAGAGCAAATGTTGATTTAGATGCATTGGCACCAAGTGCTACAGCACCTACAACAGCACCAGCAGACGGTTCTTATTGGTTAGACACATCTAGTACTGTTATAGGTATTAAATTACACGATGGTACTAATTGGGTCAACAAAACAGCAAAAGTTCCAGCAAGTACAGATTTAGATTCTTCAGATAAACCTAAAAGCTCATACGGTAAAAAAGATGAGTTTGCAGTAGTTTATTTTGATAACTCAGGTAGTACTTTAGCAACTTTTAAATTATATCAAAAAACATCAACTAGTGATTGGGATTTAGTCGGTTCTAATGACTGGGTAACAAACACATCTTCAGCATTCCACAGCATTGGGTATCATTATCAATTACCTCAAACAAGAAGTGGTGGCGGAGCATTACAATCAGGTGATGTATTTGTTGGTATTAATTCACCAAATAGTGGTTCATCATATAGTGTAAAACTTTATAATGCATCTACATCTCAATTTACTGAACAAACTGTATTTGCTGTCAAAACAGTAGCAGAAGGGTTTGCAGTATTGAGACATGGTAACTCACCAAGTGCAGGTGATTTAATTGTTGATTTATCCGGTGATGGCACAAATGCTATAGACGGAACAGCAACTTTTGAATTAAAAAGACACAATGGTGGTTCAAGTTTAAAAGCAGAAAGTTCTGCAAACGTAAGTGTTGTTGATTTAACATCACATACTGGTAGTACAGTAAGTTTTTACATGAGAGTAAATGATGGCGCCAACGTTGCTGTTCAATTAAGAACAGACGGTGATTCAGATGGTAACGCAAGTGTTGATGACATAGTACAAGACATTAACAGTGCTATTAGTAGTGCTAATGCTAGTCTTTCATTTACAGCAAATGTTTTAGCATCAAATGCCAATGGTAAAGTCAATATTACAAATGCTGACGGTAAAGATATTTTGTTATGGGAAGGTAATGTAGCAGGTTTTGGTCCAGCAAACATTAATTTAACAGCAGATTCACCATACAGTAATTTTGAAGCATTAAGTTTCACAGCAAAAAGTTCTGCTCTTACAGGAACTCTTGCAGATGGAACTCTCTGGTATGATTCAGTTGTAAGCACAGACAATGTTGACATTTTAGTTAACGATAGTGCTAATGGTTGGGTATCATACAGCAATGATGTACAAGTAAAAGGCAGTGAGCCAACAAAACAAAGCGATGGATCAAGCAGTTTAGTAGCAAATGATTTATGGATTGATGGTAGTGATTTAGAAAACTATCCTAAAATTTATAAATGGTCAGGTACTGCATGGGCCATAGTTGATAATAGCGATCAAGATACACCAGACGGTATTTTATTTGGTGAATTTAGAAGCTCTTCATCAGGTTCATTATATAGTTTTGCTCCTAATTCAAGCAGATATCCTGCAGGAATGTTAGCATGGAATAAATGTGCTAGTGGCGGTAACGTTAAAAAATGGGACGCAACTAATTCTTACTGGGCAGATGAAAGCGGTAACAAATCCGATGGCTCACCTTACATGTTAAGAAAAGCTCAAAGACAGGTTATTGTAAAGGCTTTACAATCATCATTAGCAAGTAATCAAGATATCAGAAACGAAACTAATAGATTTAATGTATTAGCGGTTCCTGGTTATCCTGAACTTGTAGATGAAATGATTGCTCTAGGTGTTGACAGAAAGAACACTGTATTTAGTGTTATAGATGCACCATTTAGATTGGCTTCAGATGCAACCAGCACAAGTAATTGGGCAAACAACAATAACAACGCAGGTGAAAACGGCGAAGATGGTTTACTATCAAGTGATCCATATGCGGCTGTTTACTACCCACATGGTTTAGCAACTAACTTAGACGGTTCAAATGTATTTGTTCCAGCGTCACACATGGCATTGAGAACGATTGCATTTAACGACCAGGTTGCTTTCCCTTGGTTTGCACCAGCAGGTTTCCAAAGAGGACTTGTAAACAATGCTACATCAACTGGATATTTAGATTCAGCAAGTGGAGAATTCCAACCAGTAGCATTAAGTGAAGGTCAAAGAGATAGCCTATACAGTAATAAGATTAACCCAATCGGTAACTTCCCAGGAAGAGGCCTTGCTGTATTTGGACAAAAAACTCTTAACCCAAATTCAAGTGCATTGGATAGAGTTAACGTTGCAAGACTAGTAGTTTACTTACGTGAGCAATTAGACGACGCAGTAAAACCATTCTTGTTTGAACCAAACGATGAAGTAACTAGAGCAAATGCTAAAGTGGTTGTTGATAGACTACTTGGTGAGCTAGTTGCTCAGAGAGGTTTATTTGACTTTATCACAGTTTGTGATACAACAAATAACACTCCAGCAAGAATTGATAGAAATGAACTACACATTGACGTTGCAATACAACCAGTCAAAGCGGTAGAATTTATTTACATTCCTATCAGAATCCAAAATACTTTGGGCTCAACAGGCTAAGTTTTATAAAAACTTTATTAAAAGGGCGGTTTTTCCGCCCTTTTTTTATGTCATAATTAAAACTAGAGTTAATTATTTGAACCCATTATTGATAAATATTGTTATATAAAAGAGCTCTTTAGGAGAAAAATATGGCAGTATCAAGTGCAACAACAGAAACCAAAAGTAAGTTTGGTGTACCTATAACAGGACAAACTGGTTCTGGTATCTTAATGCCTAAATTAAAATATCGTTTTAGGGTTAGCCTATTAAACAACTTTGGCGGAAGTGCTGAAACTAAAGTTTTAACACAAAACGTTCAAAGTGTGACACGTCCTCAGATTACATATGAAGAAGTGCCAGTTGATAGTTACAACTCAAAGATATTTTTACAAGGTAAGCATCAATGGGAACAAGTAACCATTACTGTAAGAGACGATATCACTAACCAAGTTGCAAAACTTGTTGGTGCTCAAGTTCAAAGACAGTTAAATCACTTCCAACAGTCAACACCTGCTTCAGGTAGCGACTACAAATTTGACGCTCAAATAGAAATATTAGATGGTGTTAATGCTGGTGCAAGTGAGGTTTGGTTCTTAGAAGGTTGTTTTTTAACAAACGTAAACTACAGTGAAAATGATTACACTGCAAATGATCCAGTACAGGTTATTATGCAGGTAAGATACGATAACGCAATCCACTTTGAAGGTGATAATGACGTTAACGGTAGAACTGTAAGTGGAAACCCATTCCCAGAAACAGTTGAAACAGGCACAACTACAATAGGTTAATCCTGGAGATTGACCGGTGCGGTTTCTTAATTTTGGCGGCGGACAACGGAAATTCTTTGCAAGGGATTTCCGTAACGCCTATCAGTTTAGACCTGATGTTGCTCCTCCACGTCAGAAGTTTCAAGGCTATGTAAACTTTATTCCAAATAGAGATATAACAAGAACAATCACACTTGGTGATAAAGATAGTACTGAATTTAGAACTCGTATTAGCTCTTTGGTAAAGACTGCTTTATTACCAGAAGTTCAATTTAAAACTGAAGTCAAAAACAAATACAATAGGAAAAAAATTGTACAGACAGGATTGGAGTATGGGCCTGTTAGTGTAACAGTACATGACACAATTCAAAACGAATGGTTAACCTTGTTTATGAGATATTATTCTCATCTATATATGAATCCTAGAAATAAATTTTATGACGATAATAGAGATCCTATAAATTTCTTTAGATCCAATCATGAATACATGCAAGAAAGTAAATTAGGTCAACAGTCATCAAAGTATGTGGCTTATAATAGTAATGATTTTGGATTCAATCTTTCAGAAACACCTAACTTTTTTGAACGTATAGATTTTATTTTATATCATGGTGATACTGGAGTACAATACAGTATAACAAATCCAGTAATGACCAGAATGAGATTTAGTGAAATAGATTATGCAAGTAGTGACACAATGGATTTCCAAATGGACTTTGAATATGAAAACTTTACTACATCAAACAAATTTAATTTTCCATTAACTGATACAGATTTAGATAGATTTGAACAAATAGACAAACCAGAAAATTTACCAGGATATGTAAACGGCAAAAAACCTATAGCGGTTACAAGTAGTTCTAATATGGATGTATCAGGCATTTTAGGACGTGCTCAAGATACTGGAAAAGAAGGCAGAAAACGAGCCCAACAAGTCTTAGTAGATCAATTTAAAAAAGAAGATCCTATAGGCGATCCTTTTATGAATGCAATAGTTTTAAATGCTAGTAGACCTACCTATGTTACAGCACCAGGTAGTGGTGAAGATGGAGGTGGTTCATCAGGCTTCCTAGGAGGAATAGGCGACTTTTTAGAAAATAATCCTTTTGGTAGAATAGTGGACAGAGCATTAAGTGCCAAAATAAATGGTCAAGATGTAGGCGAAGCGGCTAAAGGCGCCCTTGCTGGAGAGATATCAACTGCTATTAGTACTCCCAAAGAAGGTGATATATTTGGTGGACGAGGTGTAACTGCACCTGATCTTATAAACAGATGGACAGGCAAAACAGGCACACAACCAGAAACAGGTGGAGGAGATACATAATGAGTTCTTCTCTATATGAAACATTTGGAAATGAATTAAGATACGATGTTTTACAATCAACACTTACAACTTTTTTAGAAAATGCTACCATTAAATTTCCATTACCTCAAGCAAGTTCAGAAATATTAGGAAATTTAGAAAAAGATTCACTGAGTACAATAAATCCAGAAGTTCTAACACAAATTAAAACTAGACTGGAAAAAATAGGATTCAAAGAAGCAAACGCAAATGCTTTATCAATTGTGTTAATTAAAGTTGCTGAATCCATGGGAACAAGCCCAATGGAGTTTTTCAGCATTAATGAAAACACACTCAAAATTACTAAAGATGCATATGATGCCATAAATGCATTACGACCTAAAGGAAACAGAATAAATTTAGTAGTCCCAAAAAGTAATTCTAAAAGTAGAGTTGGAAAACTTATAAAGGCTTAACATGGCAAAATTTGCAAAAGGCAAGTATGAAGTTACAAACTCTCATAAATTTGTAGGAAAATCTTTGCCCACATATCGTAGTAGTTGGGAGTTAGCATTTATGAGAATGTGTGATAGTCATCCCAACATTTTAAAATGGGCAAGTGAAAGCATCAAGATACCTTATAGAAATCCAGCGACTGGTAAGTATGCAAATTATGTTCCTGATTTTATGATACAATATGTAGATAAAGATGGTAAGGAACATGTGGAACTTGTGGAAATCAAACCCAGCACCCAAACTACATTAGAAAATGCTCGTAGCAGAAGTGATGCCTTTCAAACAGCCATAAACGCCGCCAAATGGACTGCGGCACAGGAATGGTGCAAACGTAAAGGAATACGTTTTAAAGTAATTAATGAAGATCAAATATTCAGAAGTAACAAACCACGTAAGCCAAAGAAACGAATTAGTCGCCCTAGAGTAAAATAAATAGTAATATGACAAAGAAACTGGAAGAAGAATTTAATTTGCCACCTATTGAAGAAGTTACTGAAATTGTGCCTTCAAAAGAAGAAAGTGAAGAAGTAATTGAAGAAACGCAACAAGCATTAAGTGTTAGTGAAAAGATTAATGCGGCCTTTAAGGAAATAAAAGGTTTAGAAGATCACGAAACTGAAATGAGTGACATAGCCAAAAAGGCTATTGAAAGTTATGAAACACTTATGCAACTTGGTATGAATGTAAGTGATATGGCGGCTGGTAAAGTATTTGCAGAAGCAAGTAATATGCTTAAAATAGCCTTAGATGCCAGTGATGCCAAAACAAAAGCAAAACTACAACAAATAGATTTAATGCTTAAAAAAGCCAGAATAGATAAATTTAGTGACAAAGGTACAGGCGGAGAAGAAACAGTACAAGCAACTGTTTTTGACAGAAACGATTTACTAAAAATTATAAAAGGCGGAACAGATTAAAAAATGATAAATAAGTGTGTTAATTGGAGTTTTTTATGGAATTAAAACAATATATTTCAGAAGCATTTAGTAAAGAATACGGCTTTAGAGTTAAAATTGCCGCAGATTGTGGTAGCGATCATATGGACATTATAGAAAAATGTCTATCAAAATATAATTTAGTCAGTGCGGCACCATTTAAAAGAACTCCAATAGAAGAAAACCCACAAGAATTTTTAAGAGCCAAAGGTGCAAAATTTACTAGCGAAGTATGTAGCACAGACATAGTTTTAAAATATCCAGTTAACGACAGAATTTTAGAAGTATGGTTAGCAGTAAATCTTGGTTTAGATCATGAAAGAGTTTTATGTTATGGTGTTAAAGAACCAAGACGTTTAGAAGCAGACATGGCCGCTGAAAGATTAGAGGCTGATGAAGACAGATTTGTAAACGAAGAAGATTCAGCACTAGCCAAAGAAGAAATGGAACATTATGCAATAGATGATGAATTTGTAGAAGATGGGCCTCTTTTTGGTGAAGAGTTTAATAAAAAATTCCTAGACGAACTTAACAAAATTAAAGCAGAAAAAGGTGCTGATTATTTCCGCAACTACCCAAGCAAAGATGAGTTAATGGGCGATGCTTTAAGACCAACATATGACACAATAGTTGGTACACCTAATATGGGTAGAGGTGCAGAAAGCACAAAACAAGTAGATAATATTGCTCAACACGGTACTAGGAGCAGATAATGAAATTAGATCAGATGTTTGAAAATCCATCACAAGGAGTTGCAATGGGCTCCAATATGGCTAAAAAAGAAATTGGCGGTAAAGCATCTGGACAAATGACTGCAAGAGCATTAGACCAATTACAAAGCGGTAATGTTTTAAGTAGAAATCTAATAGACGCACTTGAACCATATGCAAATATTTTATCTGACATTATGGAAGATCCTAAATACAGAAATAGATTTTTAGCATTAGTTAGACAAATGCATCAGGACAAAATGAGCGGTAAGGAAATAGAATCAATAGAAGAAGCATATTTCCCAAGTCCTGAAGTTATGTCAGGTGCTGTTGAACAAGAAGATGACAAAGAATCCGTATCATACAGCAAAACCAAAAAACAAGGTGATGCACAAGTAACTGTCAGTGCAAATGCTGACAGTATGCAAGAATTACATGATATATTAAAACTTGCAGGTATCACATTACCTAAAACAGATAGCCAAGAACCTGAACAAGAGGAACCTGAACAAGAGGAACCTGAACAAGAGGAACCAGAAGTTGAAATGGATGACGAATGTGGTTGTGATGATGAACCAGAAAGTGCTCCTTCAGTTTTAGTAAAACCTCAATTAGATAACCCTTCATATAGCACGGATAAAGAAACTTTAATAAACGTATTAAAGGATAAATTACAAAAATCCCTTTCTTAAAATGATCCAAGACCTTTACGTAGACGGATGTAGTTACGCATCTGGATGGGGCAAGGGTTTAGAAAAAACTTTATTTAGGCCAAAATGGACTAATTCCTCTTCCTGGGTTGATACATTTACAGAATTTACAAATACAGAAAATTTGTGGAATCATTCTTTAGTAGCGAAGCCATTAGATATGCAGATTATAGATATTAAAAATTTCTGTGATCAATATTTAAAAAAATATAAAACATATGATAGATTATTTGTTTGCGTAGAATTTTCAAGTACAACTTATAAATCTTTTCAAACTGTAAAAGTTAGAGACGGCGAATTTAAAAATGAAATAGTTTACCCTGTTATATTAGCAAAAGCACAAGATATAGAAACAGAAAATTATCTTATCCATTATGTAAGAAAAACAAATGATTATTTAGATGTACAAGAACCAATGTTTGTAAAAATGGATGAAGATACAATAGATCCTGAAGATAGAAAACGTACTGAACAAAGTGCAAGAACTTGGTTTTTTGGTAGGCATAATGCTTTTGTAGAACATACAGATTATACTTTCAAATGTGTGGCAAAAATTAAAAAGTTTTTATATTTAAGAAATATACCTTTTGTAATGTATTCTGCAGGAGTTTCAGATAATCACCCACATAAAGAATTTTTAGATTTTGCTCTAAGACCTTTAAGTAAAGATAATAGACTTGTGCCTTTAACTGCATTTACAGGGCTTCAACTATCTGCAAAATATTCTTTAGAACAATATGCAAATCATCCTGATGAAAATGGACATTTTGCTATTGGAAAACATCTTTATGACTGGGTGACTAAACACGATCTTACAAAAAAACCAAACTCCAGCATAATTACAATATAAATAGTAATATGGCTAGAGGAACAGCAGATACCAGTCTGGTTAAACAGGGCTATAGTAAAACAGCATATACACCAGATACCATAGAGGATTTTAAAAATTGTGCCGATCCGGCAACAGGTCCTCTGTATTTTATGGAAAATCATGTTAAAATCCAACATCCTACTAAAGGCGGTATTAATTTTGAGCCATTCAGTTATCAGTTAGAACTTATAGAAAATTATAATAATTACAGATATAGTATCAACATGCTGGGCAGACAGATGGGTAAAACCACTGTGGCGGCAGGATACTTGCTGTGGTATGCTATGTTTAAACCAGACAGCACAATACTAGTTGCGGCTCATAAACAAGCAGGTGCTCAGGAGATTATGCAACGTATACGTTATGCTTATGAAAGTGTGCCTGATCATATTCGTGCAGGTGTCACTGAATACAATAAAGGAAGTATAAGTTTTGATAATGGCAGTAGGATAGTTGCAAGTACAACCACAGAAAACACTGGTAGGGGTATGTCACTTACCCTAGTGTACTTGGACGAGTTTGCTTTTGTGCCTCCTAGAATTGCCGCTGAGTTTTGGACTTCATTATCACCAACACTGGCAACAGGTGGTAAATGTATTATCACAAGTACACCCAACAGTGATGAAGATACTTTTGCTATGATTTGGAATCAAGCAAACAAACTGTTTGATGAATATGGGAACGAACAAGATGTTGGTATAAATGGTTTTAAACCCATGTTAGCAAAATGGGACGAACACCCTGACAGAGATGCCACATGGGCAACAGAAGAACGTGGCAGAATTGGCGAAGAACGTTTTAGACGTGAACACGAATGTGAATTTATTATATATGATGAAACACTTATTGATCCATTAAAACTTATAGAATTAAATGGGGTAGACCCAACTATCAGAATGGGACAAACACGTTGGTATAAACACCCATCACCTGATTGTATGTATGTTGTGAGTTTGGATCCTAGTACAGGTACAGGCGGTGACAATGCCGCAATACAGGTTTTAGAACTTCCAAGTATGACTCAGGTAGCAGAATGGCAACATAACAAAACTCCCATAGAAGGCCAGGTCAAAGTCATGATGGAAATCATGCAATATATCAAAGAACAAGGTGCATATCAGATTTATTGGAGTGTGGAAAACAATGCTATAGGTGAAGCCGCATTGGTGGTTATCAGAGATACAGGTGAAGAAAGTTTTCCAGGCGAAATGCTACATGAACCCAAAAAGATACAGGGCAAAAAAGGTAGACGAGGTTATCATACCACACACAAAAGTAAAATAGAAACCTGTTTGATTTTAAAAAGGCTTGTTGAACAAGACAAAATAAAATTAAAAAGTAAATCTCTAATAAGCGAATTAAAAAGTTTTGTGTCAACATCTAACACTTTTAAAGCAAAACCGGGAGGCACAGATGACTTGGTTATGTCCTTGGTACTTGGATTGCGAATGGTTGACTTTATCAGTACATTTGAAGATGATGTTTACAATATAGTTAATAGTGGATTGGGTTGGGAAGATTTTAATGATGATGGTGACGATTACGATCAACCAATGCCATTAATTTAAAATGATTCCTGCAAATATTTTAACTAACAGTTCTTTTATAAATTATAAAGATACTAAAATAATTGTTCCTAATGGATTTACTGAAGACATCACCGATACAATAATTAATGAAGGACCCACAACATTTAATAAATGTTTTGGATTTCAAAGTTATTCTGATGACATTACATTAGAATTAAGAGCCCCCAGTTTTTTTGTGCAAGATGAAAATAAATTAGGTGTGTACCATATAGTTTTTAATGAGACAATTTTTAATTTAAATTTCATTCCAGATAATTTTATTTTTAATATTCCTAAACGTGTAATAGAAGATCATAAAGAAGGCAAATGTATTATTGTTTTTGATATAAGTTCTGATAATGTTATACCTTATGGTAAAATAAAGAATACAATAGAGAACACAATTAAATTTTATAATTTAATAAAAAATAATTGTGTTTTATTTACATGTTTTGAAAACGAAACAAATTTTTTAGACATAAAAAATATTAGTATTAACGTAGTATTGCCTACATTTAAGATTCCTAACATAAAAGATGCAATTAATTATTCATTGGCAAACAAAAATAGAAAACATAAAATAAGATGTTTAAATGGTAAACACAGAACACATAGATTTAAATTTTTTGAAAAAATCTTTAATAATGATCATTTAAAAAATAATGAAATATCATATTGTTTGTTGCCAGATTTTAATAATAGCGATCAATTATATGAAATTAAAAAAATATGTGTTGATAACAAAATTTTAGATATTTTGCCATTAAACGGAAAAGACGGGGGTGTTAGAAATTCATCAGACATTAGAAAAAATTGGCATAAATCTTGTTTAGCAGATTTTTATGTGGAATTTTCAGTTGAATCTGTTTGTGATGAAAAAAATATATTTCTCACAGAAAAAACAGCAAGACCTATATTAAGTATGGTTCCATTTGTTTTATTATCAAGTCCTTTTTCTTTAAAAAATCTACAAAATAAAGGGTTTAAAACATTTAATAAATGGTGGAACGAAAGTTATGATAATGAAATAGATGTTAATAAAAGAATAGATAAGGTATTTGATGTATTTGAATACATTAATTCTTTGTCGTTTTCAGACTTAGATCAATTAATTATTGAAGCACATGATACTTTAGTTCATAATATAATGTTTTATAATAGGTACCAATCAACTTACAAATGTTTTGATAGTTGTAAAAAATATTTTGAAAAATTAAATTCTGATAAATAGTTATATGGCTATAAACATTAATACAGTATCTGAGAAACTTTTTAACATTTTAAAAGGCTTTGGCTACGAAGTAAAAAGTTTTAACAAAGAGGGTAAAATTGTAATCAACCCACAAGAAGCAACACGTTTTGCTGTATCAGAACCCAATTTACTAGCAAGATTAGATGTTAATGATAAAACAATTATGTTAGCAACTAGCAGTGAACTAAGTGAATCTCCAGTAAGAGGTATGATTAAAGACTTAGCACAGGATTACTTGTTAAATTTTGATTACAGAATATTTGATAAAAAAATTAAACCTAAAGGCGAAAATTTGGACATAGCCAAGAATGCGGAGAAAGATATGGCAGATGTAATGGAGGCAAGTTTAGGTAGAATGACTGGTAGTACAAAAACCAGTTATCAACCATTAGACAATGTTAGAGTAGTAGTAAGACATAAAAAACCTGTAGATGAAGAAGTACGTGGTTCCAGAAGTAGAAATATCCACAGCATCTTTATTCAAAGGGGAGATGAAAGATTTAAAATGGCTGAAAATAATTTATCAGCCGCCAGAGCAATGGCAAGACACCTATACAATGGTGGTGAAATGTATGATAACATTGGTGAAGCAATAACTACAATGGCACAGGATTACAGACAACTCCGTGAGTTTGTAAGATATGTTAAAGGTGCAAAACTTGTAAATGAAACAAACGAAGAATATGTTTCACTAGCATTGGAAAACATTGGTGAGATTAAAAACACATTTAAAAGATTAAGTGGAGTCAAAACATACGCAAATGCTATAGAAAGCATTGAGGATTACGGCTCAGTCGAAATGTTAGAAGATGATTTAGATTTAGAAAGTAAATTTACTGAAACACATTTTGACGACAAAGTTGCTAATGTAATGAATAATTTAAAATCATTGGCAAATAGAAGAAAAAGTTTTGAAAGCAAAATTGTTAAAGCAATTGAATCAGAAACATTTGATGGTGTAAAAGATAGATTACAGGAATCTGATCTAGTAGATTTTGCAACACCACATGCAAAACTTGGATACCAAGTTAGTCAGTTAGGCTATAGTGCTAAAGACGATGTATTAGCAAACTATTTACAGAGTATTAGCAGTAAACTAAATGACGGCGGAGAACTAAGTCAATTTGAATATGGTGCTATCAAAAGTTGTTTATTAAGTGCAAATCAAAACGTACAAAAAACTGCTCCAGTAGATGTAGCAGAAACATACGAAGCATTTTTGGACCAATTTACACAGTAAAAACACACATAACAGATAAATAAATTTGTTAGCCAGAAATGGCTAATAGTTGTAAAAAAGTACTTGACATTTTTACATCATGGCAATATAATTAAGGCACAGTAATATGAATGTATTACG